CCCTGCATTCACAACATCTGCTGCAATTTTAAGAATTGCATAATAAATAGGAGTTAAAATGGCTTTGGTAGTAAACGATAGAGTAAAAGAAACCTCTACCACAACAGGTACAGGTACATTTGATTTAGCAGGAGCGGTATCCGGTTTTGAATCGTTCGTTGCAGGTATTGGTAATTCTAATACAACTTATTACTCTATCGTTAACGAAAATGGTGAGTTCGAAGTTGGTCTTGGAACTGTAACCGATGCAGCTACAGACACTTTATCTAGAGATACAATTATCTCTTCATCTAACAGTGACTCTGCAGTAAACTTTGGTGCAGGAACAAAAAATGTTTTCTGTACTTTACCTGCTTCCAAAGCCGTTATCCTAGATTCAAGTGGAAACATTGTTGCAAACAATGGAAGTAACTTAACAAATTTAAACGCAGATAATTTAGCTTCAGGCACAGTCCCAGATGCAAGATTCCCAGCAACACTTCCAGCAGCAGATGGTTCAGCTTTAACAGCTCTTAATGCTTCAAACGTTGCTTCAGGAACTTTATCATCAGATAGATTACCGACAGTACCAACAACAAAAGGTGGCACAGGTTTAACTGCAATCGGAACTGCAAATCAAGTTCTTGCAGTAAATGCAGGAGCAACTGCTTTAGAATTTCAAACACCAGAAGTTGGTGATATTACAGCTGTAACAGCAGGTACAGGTTTAACTGGAGGAGGAACTACAGGCGATGTTACTTTAAACGTTGGAGCCGGAAACTTAATTGATGTTCAAGCAGATCAAATAGATGTTGATCTTTCAGAATTAACTACATCTACATCAGACGCTGATGGAGATTTTTTTGCTGTTGTAGATAGTGCTAACGCACAGAAAAAATTAACTAAAGGAAATATTGCAATCTCAGGATTTAATAATGATAGTGGATTTATTGATGGATCTTCTTTAAATGCTTCTAATTTAGATTCTGGTACTGTACCAGATGCAAGATTCCCAGCTACTTTGCCAGCACTTAATGGAAGTGCATTAACAAATTTAAACGCATCAAACTTAGCTAGCGGAACTGTTCCTAATGCAAGATTAGATCAACAACTTCAAGACGTTGCGGGTTTAGCTGTAACTAACGGTAATTTTATTGTTGGTGATGGATCAAATTTTGTAGCTGAATCTGGTGCAACAGCTAGAACTTCTTTAGGGTTAGGATCAATTGCAACTTTAAACACAGTTACCTTAACTACAAATACAACTGGAAACTATGTAGCTTCACTAACAGCAGGAGCCTTAATTGATGTAGGTGCAGCAGGAGAAGGAGCAACTCCGTCTATTGCTGTGGATTTATCAGAAGCAACTGACATGACTGAAGCTATGGTTGGTACAGATGAGTTTATTGTTCTAGATGCAGGTTCTCAAAAAAGAAAAGCAGCACAAGAAATTAATTTAAGTATATTTAATAACGACTTACCTGGTGACATAGAAGGTGTTACAGCTGGTAATGGTTTAACAGGTGGCGGAACTACAGGCACTGTAACATTAAACGTTGGGGCTGGTGCTCTTATTGATGTTACTGCAGATGCTATTGATGTAGATTTATCAGAGCTTACAACTTCTACTTCGGATGGAGATGGAGATTTCTTTGTTGTAGTTGATGCAGCAAACGCACAGAAAAAACTTACAAAAGCAAATATAAATAACTCAGGTTTTAATAATGATGCTGGTTATACTACAAATACAGGAACAGTTACTTCTGTAACAGGAGGAAATGGATTAACAGGATCAGTTACAACATCTGGTTCTTTAGCCGTTGGAGCAGGTACAGGTATCGATGTAGCTGCAGATGCTATTTCTGTTGATGTATCAGACTTCATGTCTAATGGTTCTAATAACAGAATAGTTACTGCAACTGGTACAGATGCTATGAATGCAGAAGCAAATTTAACATTTGATGGCTCAACATTAGCTGTTACAGGAGCCTTAACTACAACAGGAAACACTACAACAGATCACGTTTTACCTAATACTTCTGATACTTTTGATCTTGGAGCTTCTGATAATGTTTGGAGAAACATCTACACTGGTGACTTACATTTATCTAACGAAGGAAAAGAAGAAGGTAATGCTATTGATGGTACAAAAGGTAATTGGACTATCCAAGAGGGTTCTGAACACTTATATATTTTAAATAATAAATCTGGTAAAAAATACAGATTTAAATTAGAAGAGATGTAATGATATTTAACTTCGATAAAAAACATTACGACAGTGAAAAATTATCTGATCAAGGTAAAGTATATTTATCAAAGCTTCAAAATATTGTGACTAAAAAAAATCAATTAAGTTTAGAATTTACTGATTGCGAAGTTTTACAAAAACACTACTCTGATCTACTTAGCAAAGAACTTCCAGAGGAAGAAAAAACTACCTCTGAAATGTTACAAGAAGGATTCGATCAAGAACAAAAAGGAGCCTAGTCTATGGCTTTTGGTAATACCGCATATTCTGAAGCGGCCTTTTCAGCAGAAGATAATAACGCCATTGCTTATCCTCAAGGTAATGTTCTTACAGGATCAATGGGTGAAGAGTCCAATGTTGGTGATGCTAATGTAAATGTTACAGGTATTCAAGCAACTATGAGCGATGGAGGAGCTGTTGCAGGTTCTTCTGTTTTAGTTTCTACAACTGGATCTCAATTAACTACATCAATAGGTGAAGAAGACATAAATGTAGGTGTGCCTATTACAGGTCTTGAATTATCTATATCTAATAAAGAAACTACACAAGACACATTAACTGCTTTTGGAGAAGCTCCTTTTGCTTCTCAAAGTCCTGCTACTTTCTTCATACCTTCTGTTGAAGTGTTTACGACAACAGGTGCTGGAACTCTTCCAAGTTTCTTATTACAAACATCTATTGGAGAGGAAATTGTTACAGCAGATGCTAATATTTCTGTAACAGGATCAGAGCTAACACTTTCAACTAATGATATAACATTTGAAATAACTGCGGATATAGATGTAACAGGATCTCAAGCAAACATTTCATTAGGAACTTATTCTGTTTCTGCTGATGGTAATGTAAGCGTTATAGTTACAGAGCACGATATAATTACATCGATTGGTTCAGTAACTACAACTGCAAATGCTGATGTTTCTGTATCAGGAGTACAATTAACAGGTTCTGTTGGTGATGTGTCTTTCACAATTAATGGTAGTGTTGCTGTTACAGGACAGCAATTAACTTTAACATTAGGGGATGAGTTTGCATTTACAGATGTGACTGTTGAAGTTACTGGTCAAGAGTTAACAATGTCTATGGGAGAAGAAACTCCTACAGCAGACGCTAACGTTGAATTAACAGGTATTCAATTAACAAGTTCAATTGGAACAGTAGATGCTGTAGCTGTAGCTGAGGTTACAGGCATTCAAATGTCCACTTCTATAGGATCTATTACAATAACAGCCAACGCTGATATAGATGTTACTGGAATTGAGTTACAATCTAGTGCTGGAAATGCAAATGTTACAGCATGGGCAGAAATAGATACTGGAGTGTCTAATGTTTGGACTGTGGTTGATAAAGCAGCATAGAGAGGATATAATAGCGACATGTCATCAACATATACTGATCTTGGAATAGAACTAATGGTCACTGGCGAGAACGCTGGTACTTGGGGAGATAAAACTAATACAAATTTAAATTTAGTACAACAGGCTATAGCTGGATATCAAGCAGTAACTGTCAATGGAACAGGAACTACAACTTTAGTGATGTCAGATGCTACATTATCAAATGCAAGAAATGCAGTAATACAATTAACAGGAACAATTACAGCAAATATTGATGTAACTATTCCAGACGGTATAGAAAAAACATATACAATTATAAATAACACGACAGGAGCATTTACAGTAGAGTTTAAAACTGTTTCTGGAACAGGGACTACTTTTTCAGGGGCTGTTACCGCTTCAGGTAATATTGAGCCCGGTGCTAATGATACTTATGATTTAGGAGCTTCAGGAAATGTATGGAGAAACATATATACAGGAGATTTACACTTAAATAACGAGCATAAAAAAGAAGGTAATATTGTTGACGGTTCTAAAGGTAGCTGGACTTTACAAGAGGGTGCTGAAGATATATACTTAATTAACAATAAATCTAATGAAAAATTTAGATTGAAACTAGAAAAAATTTAAGGAGACACTATGGGTATTGTTTCAAATGGAAATACAGTAATAGATAATGGCGCTATTGATGCGAACGAAGTCGATACTACGCAGATAGCAAATGATGCTGTAACCGCTGATAAATTAGCTAACACTGCTGTAACTCCAGCTGAATATACTTTAGCTACGGTTACAGTTGACGCACAAGGAAGAATCACTGCAGCATCTAATGGATCAGCAGGTGGTGGAAATATGCAGAATCTATATTTTCAACAAGGACCTGCATCAAGTACATACAGTCCTCCTGCGGATGTAAGTAAGTTTACAGCTTTTGCTTGGGCCGGAGGCGGCGGAGGCGGAGGTTGGGGACAATCTTGGAGTAGATCTGGTGGTTCAGGAGGTGCAGGAGGTTTTGGTTATTATCAAGGTTCTGTTTCAGGTGGTAGTAATTATGCAGTTTCAATTGGCGGTCAAGGTAATGGTGGTGGTACTGGTGGAAATGGTTCACCAGGTAATGCTGGTGGTGCAACTAATGTCGGAAGTTTATTGACTGTAAACGCTGGTAATGGTGGTAACGGTGGATTTGGTTCTGGTAACCCACAACCCGGAAACCCTGGAAATGCTGGAAGTGCTCCTGGAGCAACTAGATCACAAACTAAATCAATTTTATTTGTAACCTCACTTGGTTCAGGTGGCAGTGGCGGTAATTCTCCTAGTGCTAGTGGAAGTTCTGGAACTCCAGGTGGCTTAGTTTTTTACGATAACGGATTATAATTATGGCTTATTTTATTTTTAATACTGAAGGATTTATAACAAAAATAGCAGCAGATGATGTTGAAAAAAACAAATTAAACATTACTGACTCTGTTTATGATATAAGAACTGTATCAACAGAAGATTTTAACAATGTAAGATTATCTTTAGGCGAAGCTAGAATGGTAGACAATGTGCCTACTGTTGCATTAAAAAGTTCTTTACCTGTAAAACCAGGTGAAGATGGTAGTTTAAATATAAAAACTCAAACTCAGTTAGAAAATGAAATAAATACAGTTAAACAAGCTTTATCTCCTATAATTGAACATTGTAGTGATCACCCAAACTATTCAGACTATGTATCTTATAAAAACTATTTAGATAGTTTTGATGCAAGTAGTCTTACTTATCCTTTGACAGATATATCTTGGGAAGAATATTGTGATCGTAATTCAATACCTTTTTATCATCCTTTACAACTTCCTTAAATTAGTTTAAAAACTAATTTAAATGTTTGATAAAATAATCAAATTTTCCACAGAAAAAGAATATTTAAAAGAGACAAGTCTTTTTCCAGAACCCTGTAAATTAAATATACCAGAATGGTATAAAAAACTAGAGCACTCTGCGGATAGTAAAACTATAAAAGGATGTATGCCTTTTTTAGATACTTTAACTAGCGGTTATTTATTAAAAATACCTACAGATATTTTTTTAGGCCATAATATTTTAGAAAACAATGAGAGAGGTACAATAATGTCTTCCGCAATGCCTAATTCTAATGAACCTTTTTATGTTAATATAAATCAGGAAAATAATCCACAAATCCACCCTGTTGATCAATTAAGTAAAAAATGTCCTTTTGTTAATAAAAATAAAAGTTTACCTTTTCATAAAATATTAAACCCATGGTTAATTAAAACTCCACCTGGTTACTCTTGTTTATTTTTACCTCCTATGAATAATACAGATGATAGATTTTCTATTATTCCAGGGGTTGTAGATACAGATACTTTTGATATGTATATAAATTTTCCGATAATCGTAAATGGAGATAAGTATCCAATTTTAAAAACTTTGTTGAAAAAAGGAACCCCATATGTTCAAGTTATTCCCTTTAAAAGAGATTCTTGGAAATTAAAAATTGGAGAAGTAGATTTAAAAAAAATGAATAAAACAAGATATTTCTATAATCTTAATTTAGTACATAACTATAAAAATAAATTTTGGAATAAAAAAAGTTGGAAATAATGGAAGATAATTTAATTAACTACATTAAAGTTTATGAAAACGTTTTAGACGAGGAAACTTTAAATAATTTTTTAAAAGTTTGTAAAATTAATCAAAATTTTAAAGACGCAGCTATTGTAAATAATTCAAAAGAAAAAGTAAATTTAAAAATTAGAAAAACAAAAACATGGAGTTTAACTAATTCAATAAATGAAAAAAGTCTTACTTCAGTACATTGGTGTAATTATTTAATACATATGTTTTCACAAAAAATAGGAGAATACTTTTCTGTTTTTAAAGGAGATTTAAATGTATTTATAAACGACATACAGGTTTTAAAATATGATGTAGGAGGTCATTACGATTTTCATGTTGATCATGGACCTAGTACACCAAGAACTTTAAGTCTTATTTTCATTTTAAATGATGATTATGAGGGAGGAGATTTATTATTTAAAACAAATTTTGGATCTAAACAATTTAAAATTAAAACTAAAAAAAATACTTTAATAATTTGGCCAAGTAATTTTTTATATCCTCATTGCGTAACACCTGTTACAAAAGGAGTGAGGTATTCAGTAGTATCGTGGGCTTTATAATGGATAGATTTAAAATAATTAAAAATTTTTTAAGTAAAGAAGAAGTCAGTTTGTTTAAGATATGGTCTGATATAATACATAGAAAAAATTTAAATAACTTTGATCCAGACAGGAACCAACCTAATAAAGATACTTGTTTTTATGGAACAGCTGCTACAGATGCCTTACTTATAAAAAATATTTCTTGTGTAAGTGAAAACACTGGTTTTAAATTATTACCAAGTTATTCTTATGGACGTGTTTATACAAAATTTGCTTATCTAAAAAAACATGTGGATAGACCTTCTTGCGAAATATCAGTAACCATACAAGTAGGAAGTGACGGAACTCCATGGCCTATATTTATGGGTGAAGAAAAAGTGTTATTAGAAGAAGGAGATGCTGTACTATATAAAGGCACAGAAGTTCCTCATTGGAGGGAAGAGTTTCAAGGAGACTGGCATTCTCAAATATTTTTACATTATGTAAAAGCTGACGGTAAATACAAAGAATATTACATAGATAAAAGAAAACTTTTTGGTACAACAAAATAAATTATATGAATTTTAAACAAAATAAAGACGGTTCTGGAGAGATTATTTTTTCAAAAGAGGAAATTAATATTATTAAAAAAAATAAAAAATTAATATTAACTCCTGTTTCATTAAGACATTTTGGAAATGTTTTAGTTAGAATGGTGACTGATTGGAATTTAAATTTTTCAAAGGAGGTATCTAATTTACCAACAGAGTCTGATTCAAAAGTTGAAGGAAAATAAAAATATGATTCAAGTAGAAAATAATTATTTAGATAACGTAGAATTTTCTGAAATACAGAAAGTGGTATCTTCAAAAGATTTTTTATGGTCAATTAAAAAAATGAACCCTTTTATTTTAAGTCATTGTTTAGTAGATAAACAAGGAGAAAATAGAAGTTATTTTATAGATAAAGTTTTAAGTAGTGTGTTGAAAAAATTAAAAGCAGAAATTGTTTTAGAGTCCAGTATTACTGTTTATGACAAACATAATGAAGTAAAAGAACATTTGGAAGAATCTGAATTTTTAAAAAATAAAAACTATAAAAGTTGTTTATTACACTTAAATTCTAACGATGGTTTTACTAAAATACTGGGTTTAGAAAAAATACCTTGCGTAGAAAACAGAGCTATATTAACAGATACACCCACTACTTTTACAGAGATTAATCCCATAAAAAATAATTTTAAAACTGTTCTAGCTGTTCATTATTTATAAACTTAAATTGTATGCTACTAAATATATCTCTAAACCCAAAAGAAAAAGAAAATATTAATAAAAATAAAATAACTTTTGTCAAAGATTTTTGTAAAATAAAAACGGAGTATGACTTTAACTTATTAACTTCTTTTATTGAAGAATCTGAAGTACCTGTCTTTATAAAAAATAATAATGAATTTTTAAAAACAGTTGTTCAATTAACAAATTTACAAGATAGATTTCCAGATTTTAAATTTATTCAAAGTTTTTTATTTCAAGTTTTTAATTATTGTTTAGATAAGAGAGATGGCTGCGATATATTTTTTAGTCTTAAGAGTTCAGCTGGAATAAGCCATGTAGATGAGGAAGATGTTTTTATAATTGGGTTAAATGGAATAACAGTCTACAAAATTTTTGAAAAAAATACAGATTATTTTGAAATACACAAAGGTGATTTAATATATATACCAAAGGGTGTACCTCACAAAGTTATTGGACTATCTCCTAGAATAATACTTTCTGTTGGATTTCACGGTAATAGACAAATAACTTACAAAGAGCTATAAAAATTATATGGAATTAAGAAAACAAAAAATTGCTATTCTCGGAAGAGGTAATGCTGGTTGTTTAAGTGCATTACATTTTAATCATTATACAGCGGATGCGGATCGTGAAATTGAGCTATACTACGACCCAGAAATAAAACCTGTTCCTACGGGACAAGGATCTACTTTAGAGCATCCAAATTTACTTTGGAAAACTTTAGGAATTGATTGGGTTAAAAAACTTCCTTTGACTTTAAAAACAGGAATAATGTATGAAAATTGGGGAAATATTAAAGATGAATTTTTTCACCCTTTTCCTTTAGGACAATATAGTGTTCATTGTTCTCCAAAAGATTTCCAAGAATATGTCTGTAATAATCTTAAAGTTAATTTTAAAGAAACACCTGAAAATATTTTAAACTATGATCAAATAGATGCTGATTATATTATTGATTGTAGAGGAACCCCTAAAAGTTTTGAAAATTACGATACTTTGGTTAATCCTTTAAATGCTGCACTACTAGCAAATCTACCTAAAAAAGAACATGATGTTAAATATACAAGATGTATAGCAACGCCTCACGGATGGACTTTTTATATACCTTTACCAGATACTACCTCTGTAGGTTATTTATATAATTCAGATATTACATCTAAAGAAGAAGCTGAAAATGATTTTAAAGAACGATTTAAAGTAGAAAAAATTAATCATTCAATTAAATTTAGCCAATATTTAGCTAAAGAACCAGTAATAGACAAAAGAATTTTTTTAAACGGAAATAAACTTTTTTTTCTGGAACCTTTAGAAGCTAGTGCTATGGATTCATATATTAAGGCAAACAGATGGTACTTTGATGTAATTAATAATTTATCTACAGCCGAAGATTGTAAAAATAATATAAAAGAACATATGAGTAAAATAGAAGGTTTTATTTTATGGCATTATATAAAAGGATCTAAATTTAAAACTTCTTTTTGGAAATATGCGCAAGATCTAGCTAAAGAAAATAACTCTAGTTCTGTTAAACAGATTGAAAACCAAATTTTAAGTTTAAATCAAAAAGAAAAAAAGTTTATTAGGAATGATGAAATTTTTGAGTATGGAAACTGGGGATTAATGAGTTTTGATAATTGGATTGAAGGAGTAGGCATAAAATAATGTTTGAGCCTCAAATAATACCTATTTTTTCAAAAGTAGTGTATATTGATTATTTAGACATAGATAATAATATAATTTTAAAAATTCTTGAACAAGAATCTTTTAAAAAAATTTGGGAAGAAGGTTCTACAGACAGTCTATGTAAAGTTTCATTAAATAAATCTATATTAGAAAAAAAAGAACTCTATACATTAAAAGAAAAAATATTTACTGTTTTTAATAAATATTTAATACATAATCATAATAACTCTATGTTAAGTGGTGTGTTATATTTAAAAACAGAACCTAAAAAGGCTAAAATTATTTTTCACAACCATGCTAATAACTCTAGTTGGAAGTTAAGCACTTCTGAAAATAATATATACAATTCTGATAAATATACTTTTGATATGAGTGAAAATTTAATAATATTTTTTCCATCAGAAACTCACCACCAAATTAAAGCTAGTGAGCAACTAACCGAAAGAATTTCTTTAGCTTTTAATTTTTGTCCAATTGGACAAATAGGAGAACTAGGTTCAGATAGTTTTATGGAGGTAAAATAGTGTACCCCACAATAATAAAAAAAAATTTGTTTAAAAACCCTTTAAATGTAGTTGAATACTCTAAAACACTTAAATGGAATAAATCCACTGATAAAGATAATTGGCCAGGCTCAAGAACAGATAATTTACTTAACGTTAATATAGGTTTACATTTTTCAATAATTCAAAATATAGTTGAATTGTATTTCGGAGATTATCGTAAAACATGTGAATTGCTTAAAATTGATAAAAGCTTAATATGTTTTCATAAAATTAGGTATGAAGATTGGCTTAATAATGAGAAGGTGAATAATAGAATACATCAAGATAACTGTGATTTAGCTGGCATAGTTTATTTAAATCCAAATGTAAATAATGAGAACATAGGGACTTCTTTATATGATGAAAACAAAAAGCCTGAATTAAAAATATCTAATAATTTTAACACTCTTGCATGCTATGACGGAAAAACTTATCATGGAGCTACTGATTTAGATAAAGAAGAAAGATTGACTTTAGTTATATTTTTAAGCGGAATTAAGTTATAATAAGGTATAATGTTTTTAAGGCTATTTTACTAACTATTATAATAAGGTATAATGCTTTTATGGCTTTAACAAACGTACAGATAGCACCAGGGTTTAACAAACAAGTAACTGAAACAGGCGCAGAAGGTCAGTGGACCGATGGCGATTTTGTTAGGTTTAGATATGGATTACCTGAAAAAATAGGTGGTTGGCAAGAAATAGTTAATCAAACTTTAGTAGGTGCTGCAAGAGATCAGTTCGTATGGGCTGACTTAGACGGAAGAAGATATGCTGCAATAGGCACAAATAAACTTTTAGCTGTATATTATGAAGGTGCTTTTTTTGATATTACTCCACTAGGAACAGCTTTAACAAGTTGTACATTTGATACAACCAATACATCAGCAACGGTTACTGTCAATAAACCTGCTCATGCATTAGAGCCAGGTGATCTATTTACATTTACATCCGTTACTCCTCCAGTTGGAGCTGGATACGTAGACACAGATTTTACAACAAACACTTTTCAAGTGGTCACTGTTCCAGACAGTGATAGCTTTACAATAACAATGGCCACCGCAGCAACAACTACGGTTAGTGCAAGTGGTTCAGCTACAGTTAATCCTTATGTTAAACCAGGATCTTTGGGTTTCACTTATGGGTTTGGTTATGGAACAGGATTGTGGGGAGGGGGACAACAAGTATTTGGAACTCTTAACGGTGCATTATTAGACGATAATAATGGTACAGGAGGTGTAGGTACATCAATTACTTTATTCTCAACTTCAGGACTACCGGCCACCGGAACAATAAAAGTTGGATTAGAATTTATATCTTATACTGGTATATCCTCAAATGATTTAACAGGAATTACTAGAGATGTTGCAGGCACTAGATCTGCACATGCAGACGGTTCAGGTGTAGAAGTATTTACGGGATGGGGAGAGGCATCATTATCACAAACTCTAACAATAGATCCTGCATCTTGGTCTTTAGATAATTTTGGTCAAAAATTAATTGCAACAGTTAAAAATGGTGAAACATTTGAATGGGATCCAATTACTGCAAACTCTAATGCGTTAAATACTAGAGCAACTATAGTATCAAATGCACCAACTGCATCGGTTATGTCTTTAGTATCTGATAGAGATAGGCATTTATTAATGCTTGGAACTGAAACAACTATAGGTTCTCCTGGAACACAAGATAAAATGTTTATTAGGTTTTCTGATCAAGAAAATATTAGTGAATATGCACCAACCTCAGTTAATACTGCAGGTACTTTTAGA